ATCTGTTTCGTCAAAGTGCATTTCTAATGTTCCAGAGAATGAAGTTCGACCAGCAACAAATGATTTAGTAGCATCTGTTAAAGCTGTATCTTCTACAACATCTCCTGTAGTTTCAAGTGTGAATGATGTTAGTTCCCCAACAGCAGTTCCACCAGCAGTAACTACGCCTTCTTTTCCGTGATGTGTTGCCATTTTTTATCCTTGTTAGATTTAGTTTGTTTAGTTTCTTTTTCTTGCTTATAGCCTAAACTTAAAAAATGTTCAAGATTAGATTCATTAATAGTTATCTCTGAATTATCTTTATATAATTTAATATCCTTAGCCATAAGTCCTTTTACAGTTTATCATCTTCTTCGTCAATATCTTCTTCATCTTCTTCAAAATCCTCATCATCTAAATCTTCTTCCCACTCTTGACTATCTTCTTCTTGGTTTTCTTTTAATTCAGCTAATAAGTCTTTTACTTCCTCACACAACAAAGACTCTTTATCGTGTAATTTTTCTATTTGGTCTATTTTCTTTTCTATTCTATTTATAATTTTAGTAGTCATTTATTCTCCTATGGTGTTCCAGCTTGATATTCGTACATACACCTAATTGTCATTCTTATTCCACCAACAGGAAATAAAGAACCCTCGTCAGTTTCTACTTGTATAACTTCCGAATCAAGTGCATTACCATTTCGAGTAATATCAGTTTCTATTGCAGTTTCAATAGCTGTAATTAATTCATTTCTTTTCGTATCTATATTGGCCTCAGCACCTTTGACAAATCCTAATATTACAAAATCAATAGTACCATGTCTTGTTTTAGCACCACTACCTAATTCAGAGTCATCTCTGTTTTCTTCTGATGTTTGAACTATTACTGCTGGATATTGTTTATCTGATAATTCATCTAATAAAAAAGGTTGTCTAGTTGCTTTTATAATATCTGGGCTAGATATAGCCGATATAACTGACAATAAATTAGATGCTATGTTTTCTCTTACACTCATATTCTTGCTTTCCTAAATTCCTTTGCAACAAATCTGTTAAATTGTTTTCTTATTATATTTGCTGTTCTATCATTAAATCCAAAAAATTCCCTCTTATTTTTTCCTAATACCTGATTAAATACTGCTCTTTGCCTCATCTGTGCATTACTAAAATTAACACTAACTTTATTAGTTCCTGTTTTTCTAATAGTTCTACCAGATGGAGTTAATGCACCTAACATTCTACCAGAATAAAATAAATCAACTTTTGTAGATTTACCCTCTCTTTGTAATTTTTTTAAATAGCCTGATGAATATGGAACAAAAGGTATATCTCTAAAATCAATACCCTTTTGTGTTTTGGTTCTAATAATATCTAATAATTGGAAACCAGCTTGTAAGATACCTTTTTGGATTATGCCTTTAAACTTTTTTTCTATTCTTTTAAATCTTTTTTCGACAAATTTTGCGTTAGTTTTGATCTTTAAATCTAAAGCCATTATCTAGTCAATCTTCTAAATCCATGTAAAGGTTCTCTCTCGTTTGATATGATAGTTCCATCAGCATCTACATCATATTCTACACCATCTTCTAATATCATTCTCCATTCAATATTGTATTGGCTCATGTAGTATTCTTGCATTCTTTCAAATCTATCTTTTTCTGTTTCTGGTCTAAATTTAGTTAATGCTGGTAAATAGAATCTTCCAAGAAATAAATAAACACCAGCCCGTTCAAACTGATCTAAATTAACTTTTGTATTAACCATCTCAGCAGTATTAAGAACTGTAATATCTGTAAATATATTTGTTTTATATACAGGCCACCATTCTATTCTTAACTGTCTAAAAATATCATTAGTAGTTTGTGCTAGAAAGTTTGTAGTTTCTGTAGCAGTTGTAGATATACCAAAATCAAACGCATCAGGTTGATATTTTAAAACATCTGATGTGGTAATAACATCTGCACCTGTATAATTAGCCATAATCTATTTCCAAATTAAATAAGCAATTACTAAAACTAAAGGAATAGAATACATTGGGTTATTTTTAGCTTTAATCCAAACCCATTTAGACCACTTTTTAGCTTTCATTATAATTATTTTATTCATTTCTTTTTCCTTGTTTTTCTTTTCTTTTTAAGAGGTACTACATTTTCTGCAACAATCTCATTAACTTCTTTTACAACATCTTCTGCTTGTTTAAAACCTCTAAAATCATACATAGCTTTATTAGTTTGATAATCTAATTCGCTTCTAGTGATTGTTTTGTTACCTCTAATAAGAGTAACCATTTTTTCATTTGATAATATTAATTTTACCATTTTATCTCCTTGTGTTAGTTGCGAGGGCTATTTCTAGCCCCCACAAAGTAAGCGTTATTACGCTTGGATAGATGAATCGTAATGTAATTCAACTCCGTATGAGTCATGGATTTCTCCAACACCATACACAGAAGTTGCAACGATTTCGTCTGCTCTAAGAGAAGCATCTCTTTGAGTTTCGATTTTAACATCTTGCATCATTGCGATTGCTAGTGCATCTCTATGGAACGCACCACCTTTGTAATCTCCAGCTGTTCCTGTATTAGCCATATTTGAAGTTTCAAATACATTCATACCAGCTATTTTACCAATGTGTCCTGATCTTAATGCTTCGTTAGATAATTCAGTATCTAAACCAGCAAAAGTATTAGTAAAACCAGATTTAAGGTCATAAGCGATCTTAGGGTGTAGTACAACTTGACAGCCATCAGTAGGTAATGCGTTTTCTTTTAAAGTTGAAAGAGCATTAAATAATACTGCTGGAGTAATAGCTGTAGAACCATCTCCTAATGCAACACTAAAGCCATTAAACAATGCAGTTAAATCTGTATCTTGTTTAGTTGCTAGTGCTTCTCCAAATAACTTACCAATATCTCCAGCAACATTTCTTGGTGCTGAGTTTCTTGCTAAATCAGTTAGAGTAGTCATAACACCAACCTCAGATGCAGTAATAGTTACTGAACTAGGGTTGATTGCTGTGTTTGATAGATCAGTTGCTTCTGCTACTGCTGATGCTGATACTTGAGCATAAACAGGAACTTCAACAGCTTTTCCACCACCCGTGATAGCATAGTTTTTAACTAAGTTTCTCATGATGGATTTTTCTGAAGCTACAAATTGTGCTTCTGCTACAATCTCAGTGTATAGTTCCGAGAGTGTGCTACTTGTACTTTCGTTTGCCATGTTATTATCCTATTAATTATTTATTGTTTAAATTAATCTCAACAGCCCCTGAATCTCGTTTCTTCCTATATTCTGAATAGGCTTTACGATCTTCTGGTTTTGTTAAGTCCAAGTCCTGTAGATTAAAAGGTTTAACAGTTTTACCACCAATAGCACTCTGGCTTCCTGAACCTGACAATGACCCTTGACGGAAATGTGGGTTGCTATCTAAAAACTCCTTAACTCGATCTTCTATTGTAAGTAGTTCTCCTTTTGAGTTATATCGTACATTAGAATTATTATCAACTACTTCTATACGACCATCATCTGTGTATCTAACTTCATCTTTTAATAAAGAAACTACTTGCTGTGCGTTGATAGATTTTTCTCTATTAGCAACTGATAGTATTGAATTATCTACTTTTTCTTTCTTGATCTGAGTCTTGTAGTTAAGCAATTCTTTTTCTTTTTCAGATAATCTTTCTTGCATTATCTTTTCTAAGTCTTGCTTAGTTTTAGCTTCTTCTAATTCTTTTTGTTTTAGAATTTCAGCTTTTTGCTTTTCTTCTTCTTGAAGTTTTTTCTCATACTTATTTTTTTCTGCTTCAAGTCTTGTTTTGATTATGTTATCTATTTGTTCTTGTGTAAAAGTTTTTTGTTCTGGTGTTTCTACTTTTACTTCTTCTTTTGGTGTTTCAGTTGCTTGTACTTCTGGTGCAACATTTGTTTGTTCTTCGGACATTGTTTTCTCCTATATTATATTATTAGTTCGCCTTTGCTGTCATACCAATCAGGATTGACATAAGACCATTGATGACGACAATTATAACCACCTCGAACTATTAAAGGATTGCCAGATTTTTTTCCTGACCAACTTCTACTTGCCCAAAGTGTGTTGACTTCATCAACTGTGAAAAGTCCACTTTTCCTCTTGTTATATACTCCATTAATTACATTTCTGCAAATTTCTCTAGTGGTAGGTATTACATCTCCATAGTATTTTACATAAGTTAAACCAGCATCTTGTGATTTATTAAAGTTTAATGTTGCGTCAAAATCTCTTAGTGAATCATTAAGTATTTGACCAGCATATCTTTTCATATTCTCTCCAGCCCTATCTCTTGCAAATTTAGTTTGTAGAGTTTGTATAGACTTATCAACTTGTGCTTGTTTAGACTCATCAAACTTATTTTTGTTTATGTAATTAACTAATCTTTGTATTTCAGGGTCATCTGAACTAGCATAAATACCATTGATAGTTTGTCTTAGTTCTTTTTCTAATACTGCAAACTCACTACCTACTAATGTATTTTGATAAACTTTTTCTGATAATCGTCTTGTAAATGTATTTGATACATCTTTAAACTGTGTAAAATATTGTTGCTTTAAATTTTGTATTAATGCTTTATCGCCTTTAGTTAATTCTTGAAACTCTATAGGAATATTACCAATTCTTTTAAATGCTTTTTCTATTCGTTTAGCTTGTTTATTAAAACCCTCTCTAACAACTGTATCTGACCATTTAAGATATTCTTTTTCTAAAATAGCTTTTATCTGTGGTCTAATTGCTATAGCTGATTGTAGTTCAACTAACTTGCCATCTGTTAAAGGTAATTTACTAACAGAAGAAATTACTTCTCGTTCTATTCTGTCTAATGTTGTAATAAGTGATTTATAGTATTCTGCCTCAGCAAGTTCTATTTGCTTGATTCTGTAAAGTGTTGCATCTTTTACTATATCGGACATTCATTATATCTGTTCTTGTTCTACTTCTTGATCTTCTTGTTCTGGTTCGTCTTGTGTGAATTGACCTACTTCTGATGCTTGGTCTATCTCATCAAATATTTCGTTTAGTTTATTATCATCATCAATAACTGCTCTTGCAATTTCTTTATCAACTTCTTTAGCAAATGTAGATGAACCAATGTTAAGTGCTTTAGCTTGTTGGAAGTACATAAGATCACTTGCGTAATCTCTAATGTTAAAT